ATGGGTTTGAAACCATGCCGTAACGAGTCTTGAATCCAATTTTTGGTTGGAAGGTATCAGGATTGATCGCTCTGACTTGCTGTAGAGGAACGTAAGGACAATAGAATAGTCCAGCGTCATAAGGAGAAGTACCTTTGTATCCAGCAACGTAGAAGTGCTTGTCAGCAACGTTAGCAGAATATGGGTCAACGTAAACCTTAATGCGTCCGTTTAGAGTACCAACGAATGTTGAAGAAGTATCATCAACAGATGTTAGTTGGTTGTTACCATTAAGAGCAGGAGCATAGTCAAGAACACCAGCCATTCCGAGGGCACTTGCTACATCAGCAGATGTAATCAAAATGTTGCCCTTCCCGCGACGAGTCTCTTGTCCGATAGCGTTTGCATCTCTTTCAATCTGGAATAGAAGTCCCTTGAATTTTTCAACTGACCATCTACCATTTGAGTCAACGTCTAGGTCAAAGATTCCGTCTGTAGCGGTATCATTGATAGCACCTTTAACAGCGTTAACATAGATTGTACGAACAACTTCACGGTTGATCTCAGCAAGAATTTCAGTAGATAGAATGTTGCTTAATTCCTGCTCGGCATCCAATCCGTGAATAGCCTTGAGGTCTTGAGCAAGTTCTAAACTGTACTCTGCCTTTAAAGCACGAGACTTAGCAGTCACCGTTACTTTCTCAATGGCGAAGCCCATTTCGCGGAACTCAGTTCCAGACTCACCTAGAGATTCAGCAGTTGCTGTTGCCATACCTTGAGCGTCACCTGTCAACTCGTAAGTTCCTGGTGAACCGTCGTTAAGAACGGCAGGGTTAGTACCCTCAGCGTCGTTGTTAGCAGAGCTTGAAGCGCCTGGGTCGTATGTACCTGAACCACCAGATTGACCTGCGTTTGGCTCGTTGAAGAATGCTTCTCTGAATGCTGCATTCTGTGGGTCGCGTTGAGTACCGTAGTTAGTTCTCATTGCGAAGATTAGTCCAGTAGGACCTGTCATTGGCTGAACGCCAGCAATGTCATAAGCAATAAGCTTAGGCATTGAACGACGAATCAAGCTAATGAGTACAGGGTCAAAACCAGCAACTGGACCAGTTGCGGTTGCATCAGCACCGAAACCGCCTGTTCCAGCAGCGTTCGTTGGTGCCTCCATCAACATCTGCGACTCTTCACGAGCAGCAAATTCTTGGTTCTCAAGAAGTTGTGCGACAACTCCACGCTTGTGAGAGTCTTCAATCTTTGGAAGACTTTCGTGCTCAAGTACGGGTGCCCACTTCTCTTGTAGTTGTTTTAGATCAGCCATTTTAATTCCTTAAAATTGTTTTTAGAAAAGTAGTGTTTACAAAATCATGCTTAATTAGTCCAACGGCTCAGGGCATCAACATAAGCTCCCATCACGCCTTCTGGTTTGGACTCTTCTACTAGGGGTGCTACATCTTCAACAGGATCAGCAGAAGATTTCACTGCCACTTCCTTGTTTGTGAAGTAAGATTCCTTAATAGTTGTGATCTTCTTACGAAAATCATCCTCACTCTCAAACTCAACACCCTCAGAAAGTTCGCTTAGCTTCTCTTTCTGTGTCTCGGAGAGACCTAGAGCACACTCGTTCACAATTTCCATTTTAGTAAATTGACCAACCTTCTTATTCAAAGAAATGTTAGCCTCAATTTGCTCGTTGAGTTTTCCTTCCATTTCATCTAATTGCTCAACCATTCCGTCTAGGAGATTGAACTTCTCTTCGGGTACACCAACATGGTGTTCCACGAATAGATTCTTGAGACCTGTCATGAATGACTCTGCTATCTCGTTTTTAACACCATGCTCAATAGCAAGGGCGTTTTCTTCTGCCCACTGCTTTGCAGCATACGAGATATAGTCGTCAACCTTCTCGGCCAATTCTGTTTTGATTGCTTCCACTTGTTCGGTAAGTGCAGCTTCAAATGCTTCTGTTAGAGATGCTTTCTCTTTAGTAACGCGAGAATTAACGGCAGCTTCAAAAATAGTAACTGCTTTGTCTCTAAACTCTTCGCTTAGTTCTTCACCAGCGACAAGAGCGTTAACATCTTCAGTAAAGTCGTACTCGGCTTCAGGGGTTTCTTCTTGGATCGTTTCGCCATCTTCCTCCTTAGAGTCAAAGATTTTTCCTGAGAGTCCAGCACTTACGTTACCAGATCCTGCATCAGATCCCTTCGTTTTAATTGAAGAGTCTTTCGTTGCACCTACAGGTGCGGCTGCCTTTGCTCCGAGGTTTTCTGTACCTTCGGGGTTAGACTTGTTATCTGATCCACCGATGTCGGAATGTTTCGCACCAGAGGTATCAATTTTTTCACCAGAGGTTGCCCCCTTCTTTATAGCGGCAACACCAGTCGCTGCGTCTTCGTTGACAGCAGTGTCTGACATTGAAGCCTCAAATTCTGTGTCGCGGGTTTCGGACATTTGTGGTTCTCCTGAGTTCAGCATTTGCTTTTCTAAGATTATTTATACTTTATAATGTTTGTAAAAAGGATTTGAACGCGGAAATTTTGCGTTCTTGGATGTTTACGAGAGTAGCTTGATCAAGTTCTTTCTTAATTTCAGCTATCTTGGACTCTTTAATGACTCCGTTATCCCACACCCACTCTTTACCTTCCATGATTCCATCCACAAATGCGTCTGGAGCTGATGGATCTGCTACAATATCAGCAGCGGTTGCCAACATGAAGTCATCTTGTATGATGTTCATGTTATTTTCTCTACGGATGGATCCCATACCGCGAGATGATACACCTAGTTTCACTCCTTCATCAAGTAGATTTTTAGCGATAGATCCCATTGGTGTATCCATGATCTTCGCTCTACCAATGAAGTTGTCTCCTTCTTGCTTAAGAGAATTGATCTTGTGTGACACACGATCTAAGTTGATGGAAGGACCATCAGGGTGACCGAGTTCTCCAAGAGCTCTTCCTTTAGTAATAAAAGACTCCTCATATTTAGCAACTTCCCTACCAAGGGTTTCAATAGGATAAAATCTCCCGTTGCGATTCTTGATGTTACCTTGCAAGAAGACACCCTCAATGTAGTGTGCTTTCTTACCGTTTTTTTCTTCGGTAATAAATTCTACCTGATTGATTTCTTCAGCTATTAGCTTCATCATTCGTCTCCTCTTCTGGGGTAGTTTCTGTTTCAACAGATGCTTCTGGTTCTACACTTGAAGGTGTTCCAGGAGCTTCATCCTCTGGTGGTTCATGGGGTTGACGTTCGCCAGGATCATAATCCTTTGCTTGGTTAGTCCCATCTGGCAGAGTAGCACTAAGTTCATCAGCAGCAGCTTGTCCAGTTTGTGATTGGTCGTAACCCCACTTCTGTGCCCAGTCTGCTTTAGTTGCTTGAACTAAATCATAAGATGCTGCGGATAAACCTGTCTTAGTTTGATCTAAGGCAGCTACTTTATCATCAGCGAAAATCTTATTCACGATGTCAGTTGCTATTTCTGATGCCATAATATGTATCTATGTATAGTACTATTTAGAAAGTTCCGCGCTTCGCATCCTCAGCACTAAGATCTTTATCGTTAAATAACGGTTTTTGTTCTTGTGCAGGTGCTCCTCCAGCAGCGGGATCCATCCCTCCACCAGCAGCGGCCATCATTGCTTCTTCAGCAGGATCTACGATCTTACCTTCTGCCATTTCACTCTCAATCTGTTTATCTATTTCTTTTATTTCTACGTCAGTCTGTTTAAGAACCTGACGACGTACGTAATCTATTGAGAAGTATTTGCCTACGAATGGATCAATTACATTAACTAGATTCATTCTTTCATTGCGGATTTCAGTCTCCTTCAGTTCGTTGAAGTAACTGTCAGCAATGTAATCAATCTGGATGTTCTCCTTCATATCATCCCATTCTTCAATGGAGATAATACCTTTAAGAATCAACTGAGTCTTCAGAAGATCAAGGAATAGTTCACCAAATCTCTTACGTAGACGTGCAATGAATTTTTGGAATTTAACTTCGTCTCGTGTTATCTCTGCTGCGCGACCAATGTTAAATGTAGTTTCTGTCTCTAGTCTGGAGGTTGGGACGTTGAGTGCTTTGTAGAGTTTCTTTTGGAAGTACTTGACATCCTCAAGTTCGCCAAGATTTTGACCACCAGGGAGAGTAGTAATCTCCGTTCCTCTACCACCTTCACGGCGAGGTAACCAAAAATCTTCAAGCATTGACATAAACTTCTTATCGTCTCGTATCTCACCTGTAGCCGCGTCATACACCAGCTTATTGCGATATCTACCCATAACCTCACGGAGATATTGCTCTGCTTTTTGCTTAGGTAAGTTACCCACATCAATGTAGAAAATTCTACGCTCTGGGGCACGAGATAAACGATAGATGACAAGGGAATCCTCAATCATGCGGAGTTGGTTTACCGCTTTGATTGCCTTATGTAGGTGAGACAGTACCATGTTCTTATTAAGATCCATGATACCTGAGTGAACATAAGTAACAGAATCAGGAGAAATCTTCAGTCCTTGATTACCTGTTTGCTTAAGTCCTTTAGGATTGTATAGGAAATAGTCTACTTGTTTCTGAGTTAGAGCATCATTTAATTCTACTGGTCCACCAGAACGTACTTTCTGACTACCATCTATCTCAGTAACCTTTCTAATCTTGCGAGGGTCAATATATCTAATGTCAACCAGACCCTTCTTTGGTTGCTTAGGATCAATTACCTTATGATAAAAAAGTCTTCCGTCCACATACCAGCGGCGAAAGATCTCGTAACTTCTATTGTCAAAATCTAAAAGTCTTAGAATCGTATCAAACTCTTCTCTAATTAACTTCTTGATTTTTTCTGATTGCTTTAAATTTGATAGTTCAACTGCTACTGGTACTGCATCAAAGTTCCCACATATTGTTTCATTAACCACATCATCTACAGCAGAGTCACACTCTGGTTGTAGAATCATATCACGATAACGTCCAATTAACTCATATTCATTACGAACAGTCCCATCTATATCTACAGTATATCCAAAGTGAGACCCACCTACGACGGGATAAGATCCATCTAGGTTGTCTTTCTGCACGAAAGAAGGCCCCTTTGGAGCCTTCTTCGCTCTTTCTATGGAAAAACCGAATAGTTGTGACATCACTTATGCTCTATTATGTAAGTATTTAGGTACTTACGCAGACCCTATTTTAGGCGACTACGCCATCAGGGATTGCTTGCCAGTACTGAACCTGAAGTTCCACAGTGAATTCTTCAACAGCATCGTTGCTTCCGAAATCCAAGTCAATCGCCGAAACGTTACTTGGGAATACATCTGTAAACTTATAGGATCTCAAAATGCTTGCCTTCTCTCCAGAAGATGCATCGCGAGATAGTTGGTGAACAAACATATCTGCAAAATATCCTGTAGCATCAGACTCATCGCCAAGTCCAGAGACCTGTGTGATGTTTTCATTAGCGGCTTGAATCTTCTCTACCCATACCTCAAATGCATTGCGGAGTGCGAACTTACTGTCATTCATAACAGTAATTGTCCAAGGTTCAAAAGTTCTGTCTCCAGCAATCTTAAGAACACGTCCTCTAAAAGGAACCTCAACGATACCCATCTGCGAGGAAGGTAAGTTCGCTGCGCGAACAGTGTACTTACCTAACTGCTGTAAACCAGTACCGTTTGCAATCACCTGAGAAGGGAAGGCAAGATCAATCTGAAACAGATTGGGTCTCGCAAAATCCGAAACTACGCTTGACTTAAACGAGTCAATAGTGCCTCTTACTGCCATTTTCTCTTTCTCCTGATGTTATTATTATTTAGACTAAGAAGCAATTTCAGAGAAGGCTACGCCTGTTCTGGTTGCTGTGAAGGTCAATGTAATGTAGTTGATAGTACGTGTTGGCTTAACGTATATCTCAGCGTAGAACTCGCCACGATCAACAGAATCAGGAGGGTTATTCTCTTCATCACACTTAACCAAGAAATCGGTGACCCCACGACGGCCTTGGACATCGCGTAGATAAGGTTCAACGATATTACGGAAGAGCGACCTTGAAGTCTCATCGTTCTGCTCAAAGAGTTGTTGCTTTGCAGCACTACTTATAACTCTTTCCATTGTAAGGAAGAGACGGCGAACGTTAATTCTGTCAAAGGCAGACTGATAACCAAGTGCAGTCTTATCACCGAATAGGATAATACCTTGTCCAGGGAAGGAGACTATTGGGTTAACTCTTTCTGCGTACAACTTATCGCGTTGATCTTTGTTAGGAGAGTAAGCAAGTTTAATTGCATTACGTAGAACACCACGAGAGAAACCAGCAGGTGAATACCAAGGATCTTGGTTAATACCTGTTTCTAGGCAGAGTCCAGCAGTGTCTCCATTGCAAGGAATGTAACGATAAACATCATTATACTTGTCATAGACGTACTTGTAACCTGCGTCTAGAACAGCATAAGATGTAGAACCAATCTTATTAAAGTATGTTAAAATACGCTCTGTGATTATATCAGCATTAGATTGACCTACGATGTCAGTTCTCTGTGGAGAGAAGAATGCTAGGCAATCCTTACGTGTGTTAACGATGTTAAGAATGGCATTAGCTTTGGCAACAGCAGCGTCAGTAGTATCACCTTGAGGACCACTAAGGATATAATCAACTTGTAGTGATTCCGCATCGGATACTAGATTGTATGCTGTACTAAAGTTTGCTGAAGTATTAGAATAATCATCTACACCACCAGCGAATTGATACTGAAGTGAAGAACCTTCAAATCCACCTACATGTTCACGTCCACTTGGTTCTGAAATAACAGGACCAGCAGATTGAATTAGGTTGAATGAACGGTTTGCAGCAGCATTACCCCAATCACCTGTTGAAGCAGCAGCACCTACTGTAAATGTATCAGAAGGATGACTACCCCAATAGATGTAAGCAGAAGTCTGCTTAAGAACATTACCGTAGTAGTTGTTCTCTCCAACTGTACTCTTAGCATCAGTTGCTTTAGATACTGAGATGAACTTCTCTAGAAGTGTATTAGGTGTTCCACTTAGAGCACCATCACCATCAAGAACGATGACATGAAGCTCGTCACGATATCCACCTTTGTCTTGAACATAGAGTGAAGTGCCTGGACGTGGTGCAATAGATACCCACTTTTTACCAGGAAGATACTCACGCTCAGGATACTCATCTCTTACTGCACTGATAGTAGCAGTAGCAGAGTTGTCATCTGTAATTGTATTCGTTGCAGCGAATGATGCAGAATCTTTATCTAGTACAACCTGCAACTCACGAGTAACAGTATCAATAGAACCTGTAACAGTACCCTGTGTCAATACCATTGTGTTATCAATGATACCAGTAATACCAGCACCAGGAATTGCAATCTCAGCAATACGATCTGTTGGATTCCATGCAAGAATACTAACTGTCTGAGGTGAACCACCAATTTCAATAGTGGAAGCAGTTACTGTACCTTCAAATGCCCAAACAACAGCACCGTCAGTAACATTACCAGACGTATGGGTAGGAGCAGTAGCACCAGCAGTGCCAGCATTTTGAGCAACGTATGACTTACCACCGTTACTAACTCTAGCGTACTGACTATAGTATGAACCTTGTGACCATGCATCATGAACAGCAGGAGTAAAATCACCGTTTACATCAGTTTCAATCTGAAGTTTGATTGTATAGCGGAAAACCTTACCAGATTTACCACCATTTGAAATACCAGCACCTTTAACGAATTCGTATTCGTTACCTGAGCTTGGAGCTGTAATAGTTGCGATCTGGTCTGCACCAGCATCTGTTAAAAATACTCTTAATGAGTTTCCGTATTCACCTGGAGTTTGTGTTCCTAACCTCCAGTTGTTTGTTTGACCAGTCTCATATGTGGTCTCGTAGTCTTGTAAATTCTTGATCTTAACAGAAGCAGCATTGCTTACCGCATTTTTCAAGTTTGTTGCATCTGCACGGATGGTCTTTAGTGTACCTCCGTAGCTTAAGAATTGAGCGGCTGTGAACCAGAACTCATAATTACTGTCGTTTGGTTTGCCGTAGGTGGAGATCAGAGTCCTTTCGTTGTTTACATCAACGATTTGCTCTACTGGACCTCGCTCAAATGGGGCAGCAATCGCACCAATATTAGCCAGTGATACTGTGCTAACGGTAGTGAAGTCGCGCTCCCTAATAACAACACCTGGCGATAATTGTGACGCTGCCATGTGATAACTCCTTATAAAGAATACTATATCAGTTTTCTGAAATTATTTATAATTTTCAAGTGCTGAGATTCAGCGATACTCCCACATATACGCACGATCTCCGTACTCATCGGTATGCCAAACGTCTCCATCCGCATCAACGAATGTATCTTCCGCAAGATGATCATCAATAAATCCGAAGGGTGCCATATCCTGTTCTATATTTTCTTTCTGATCATCATATATTCTTTGACGGACATCATTGTCATTCATTTCTCTGAAGTATGGTTGTAATGCCAACCATGCAAATATAACCAGAGTCATCGCTAGATCATCATTACATCCATCCTCTGCCTCAAAAGATTTACCCTTTTGAATGAACGTAGTAAGTTCTGATATTATGTCGTAGTCTGAGATTAAGAGTTTATCTTCTTCTATTAATGCTTTTAAATTAGAGCATCCAATCTGTTTAACAGTGGTACTCATCTTAACACCCATCTGGGTTTTTGTTCCTGAAAATCCTTGTCCTACTACCTGACCTGCTCTACCTCTCATAGATGCCATAAGAAGATTATCATACTCCAAATCAAAATGTATAATGTCAGCAACCTGTCCACCAACATCATTTACTTCACATAGAACAAAAGCATGATTATAATTTGAAGCAGTCTGAACTATAATATTAGGAAATAATAAAGGTTTTATAGTATTGCTTCTATACTTAGCAACAAGTTTATATGGGAACGTGGTTGTATCTATAACTGTGAATGCAGAATAGTCAGCAGACACACCTCTAGCCACATCACATGCTATAACATATTGATGATCTTTAATTGCTTCTTCATATATATCCAGACCAGCATTTGATTTAACAGCATCATCATATGCTAAAACTTTTAACTTACTTGGTGAGATGAGAGTGTCAACAGATCCTAAGAACTCACACTCAAACTCAACTTTGAACTGTTGTTCAGATGTATTAGCAATAGTCTGGGCTTTCCATTTATCATCTCTGCCTGGAACTTCAGACCAATGCACTTCTGTATTTACATACTCATTTTTTCCACGTTCTGAATCATGCCACAATTTGTAGAACATGTTCATACCATGTGGTGTGGATATAATTATAACCTTGGTTTTCTTACCAGAAGATATAGTAGGATATACAGAGGAGAAGAACTCATCTGCAATATGTGTAGGAACGAACGCGAACTCATCTAAGAATATAACGTTGAATGACATACCACGAACAGCACTACTAGATGTAGATGCTGCCATGATCTTTGAACCATTCTCTAATTCTAGACTACCTCGGTTCCAATTTACCACCCCTTGCTGTAACCACTTCGGTAAGTGTTCGTATGATTTTTGTAACCTCCCCAACATCTCCCGCGACGTTGCCGCTTTGTTGGCGAGGATCGCGACGTTAACCTCTTCATTAAATAATACGTACCATAGAAGGTAACTCGTAACAATAGTGGACTTCCCAGATTGCCTGGGTAGTTTTGCAATGTTGAATCTGTGCTCATGAAATTTATTCACCATTTCCTCTTGGAAAGGATACATGTTAAAAGGAACAAGACCCTCATCAAGAGAAACAATTTGAACATACTCACGAATGAAGTATGCAGGATCGCCAGCACATTTTAAAAATTCAGCAACCTGTTCTTTGGTAAAATTCTGAGCGACATTAGATCGCTTCAGATTGGGATTACCTAAGTAAATATCATTTGGGGCGGTTGCCATTAGCTTAAAGGAAAAGGTCTTTCGTTTGGTAATTCTTGTTCTGCATGGGCAAGCATATCTTCTTCTTGTCCAGGAGTAAACTGAAATACTGCACTGAATCTTGCTACACCACCGTGCTGACGGTTAGGAGCTTTACCTCCATGTGGTATTGATCCAGGAAAAATTACTACTCTACCAGGTTTGGGTACTATACAATCAGTTACTTCACCGTCTCTAACGAATACAGTTTCTCCACCCCATGATTCACACCAGTCAACGACTGGATATACCATAAAACTTAATGAGTCTTCAGACTCACCATCATGGTGCAAATTAGGAGAATCTCCGAATCGGAAACAATTATATACTACTCTATGAAAAGGTGGTACAGGAATGCCTGATCTATCTTGAAATGCTTGGGCACAAAATACATCAAACTCTCCAAAGTTAGGTTGGTCTATAACCTTACCTAAAGAATATGTATTTAAACTTTGTGATGGATCGTCAAAGATTAGTTGCCATCCATCAAAGTGGACGAAGTATTCCTCCATCTGTTCCACTTCGCGTTTGGTGAAGAGGTCATCTATAACCATGACCTGTTCACGTTTCATAATTTTCATTGGAATTACTTCTTAAGTTTTTTACAACCAAACTTAAGTATAGCACCTGCTGCTACTACACCCACTACTATTCCTATTCCAAGTCCCCAACCAATACCTTGTGGTTCTGGTTCAATAAGTTCCTGTAAAGCAGGTACTTCTTCTAGAACCTGTTGTGCTTCCTTTGGTAGTGGAAGTCCTGTTGGTAGTTTATCCATTGTTAACCTTCAAGTAGTGTACCGTGAGCACGACGTATCTCACGTAATGATTCAAAGTCTTTCTGCTTGGTTCCACCATCGTAGGCCCATGCATAACCTTCGTCAATCATTTTTTCGTTAAGGGACAATTGTTCATCCCCAATATATAGCCACCCAAGAAGCCTACCATACTTCCCAACGCCGCCGTGAAGCTCAGTACGAAC